CATGCGGGTGGCCTCGGACTGAGCCCACTTGCTGCCATAGACGCTCTGCCTCGCGGCGTTGGCGAACTTGTCCTGAGTGACGTCCATGCGGCCGGCCTTGATGTCGTCGCGCACTTCGTCGAGGGTCTGGCCGGCGATCTTCTTCTGGAAGATGGCGTCCTGCCATTCCCGTTCCTCCTTCGAGGTCTTGCCCACGACACCCACAAGGCCCCCTAGCGTCTGCGAGAAGGCACCCAGAGCGTCGGCCAGACGGGCCGTGTTGGGGTTCACCTCGGGGCGCGGCGGGGGAGCGTAGGTGTCCGACTGGATCGGAGCCGGCCGAAGCCTGATGTCGGACTGAAGGTCCCCGACCTGGACACGTCCTTGTGCCATTAAGCGTAGCCTCCAGCCTTGGCGCGTTGATACCCGCCGTATGCTTCAAGGCCCCCTCCGAGGATACGGATGGCGGCGTCTGCGAAGGACGGCTTCTGACCCTGCTCGACGGAGTTGATGCGGCCCTCGGCCTGCGCCTGGGTGGCGTCCATCTCTCCCCGGAGGTAGTCAGCGTTCATCTGATAGTTGTTGTCGAGGGTCCGCTCGTAGCGCCCCTCCTGGCCGTAGTAGTCTGCAATGAGTGCGTCGACCGAGAGCCCCGTTACGCCAGCCTCGCCGGCCGCCACCTCGGCGGTGGATCGGGCACGAAGGGCGTCGGTGTTGGTCTTCTGGAGTTCCTGCGAGGCCGCAGCACGTTCCTGAAGGGCGCGGTTCTGGTTCGATGCGTAGGTGTTGACGGCAGCCTTGTTGGCCGCCTCACGGTTGTTCTTGTAGTATTGCTGCTGCGCCTCGTACTGCTGCTGCTGAGCCTGATAGCCGACAACGGCAGAGGCGGCAGAGAGCGCGAACTGTGCAACAGCCATACCCACAGCGCCGATGCACATGCGTGGTTATGACCTCAGTCTTGCAAATTCGTGGAAGGGACGTCGCTCGGCCCCATGGTCAGGGATCGTCTTGAGGAAGACGAAGCCGAGCCTGCGGAGCCAACGGACATGGAGGGTGTTGCGCGCGTCGATGCGGTTTCCCAGCAGGGGACGGATACGGTGCATCCTGGCGAGCCACTTAGGGGCCAGCCGGACGAGGTCCCGCTTGTGCTGGAGGACGGCATCACTGGTCATCATCCAGATCGTCCCGAAGTGCCTGTTGGCCTTCACGACGTCGACCCCGAAGAGGCCCTGGACGATACCCTCTTGGTCTTCGGCGGCCCACACATAGGAGCCCTGTTCAACCTGAAGGGGTAGGAGCAGCTCGGGGGAAGCCCCTGCGGCTGCGAAGCATTCGGCCCGATCTGCATCACGCAAACGCGGGGCCAAGGAGACAGCATCGGCCACCTTGGCCCTGCGAATGGTGAGCATTAAATCCTCTTGGATCGGGGGACGTAGTTGGCCACCCACTCACCGCTCAGGATCGAGCAGGGCAGATAGCTTTCGTTGACGACATCGATCTGGACGCGGTCGTTCTTCGACAGGATCGGCACCCGGAGGGTCCCGTCACTCGGCGTCACCATGTCGACCCGGTTGTTCGGGTCACCCATCATCCGTCCGTTGGAGACGTAGCTCCGGGTCTCCTGCGCCAGCGGCGTCACCTCCACACGGAAGTAGGCCGTCCGGGAGAACAGGACGAGGAGCTGGATGAGCTGGAGCCGGCCTTCGGACACGACCGTCACGCCACCACCCTTGCTCTCCTGTCGGATGAAGATGGTGGAGAAGCGATAGCGCATCTCGTAGGGCACCCCGAAGTAGAGCGGGACGCCCCTGAAGTCGCCCTTCAGGACAACCTCGGTGGCCGTCTTGGAGATCGGGTCCACCCTCAGGCCGACGTTCATCTTCTCGACCGCAGCACCGGCAGTCACGCAGAGGTAGTCCCCAGCGGTGATGTCGGCGGGCATCGGGATGGTAGTGATGTTGTCGAACGGATCGTAGGCGTAGGGAGCCGTGTCCGTGTCGGTGACCATGAAGCGTCTGTCGAGATGGGTGATGAAGGACGAGTAGGGATCGACCCCACCCGGCTCCACGTCCATGACCTCAAGGGACACCTCAGTGTTCCGCTCGAAGACCAGCACGAGTTGCGATCCGATGAACCCGAAGTCCATCACGCGGGTCACGCCGGGGAACGTCCACTTCGACCACGAGGCTTGGAGCTTCTGGTCGTTGGCCCAATAGTATTTGTAGACCCACAGGGTCCCCAGCTCCCCTTCGGCCTGCACCACAAGAATGTCCTCGTGGGTCGATGCAGCCATCTTGAGGATGGACCCTGGGATGTATTGGGGGACGTGGCCCGTGATGTCCTCGGCCGAGGCGTCTCCGGTTGCCCGGTCGATCCGGTATTCGCGGATCATCGAGAACTGGCCCCGGTCCACCGGGAAGAACACCGCGTCACCCACGGCCACCGGCCTTGCCTTGCTGGACGTCGCATAGGACGTCGAGGCTCGGATAGAGGCGGTCTTGGGGGTCAGCAGCTCGTTGCCCTGAAGGTAGAACTGGACCTGATCTGCGAACAGCACGAGGCGGTCGGAGTAGCCCACGCCAGCGCGAAGGACCGAGACGCCGCTGTCAGTGGCCGCCACGTCGATGGGATCATCGTCGAGCAGCGCAGTAGCCGTGGCGCGGAAGAAGTCGAAGTAGGAACCCGCGCGGGACAGGATCACGTTCTCGCCCGACAGGAACCCAAGACGGTTCTTGAAGAAGACGATCTCGTTGACCGTTTGGCCGACGAACGACGGCGGCGGGGTGATCACGTCGTCACCGCACTTCCGCTGGTCCCATTCGGCTGCCTTGAAGGTGAAGGTGCCGTCAGCCTCGCGAACGAGGACATGCGGCATGGTGGAGGCGTCGAGGGCCTTCACGATCCCCGGCTTGGGGATTTCCTTCCAGACACCTGGTGTGCCCTCGGCGGCCGGCTTGGAGAACCGCACGTAGTAGTCGTCGTACTCGGTGGAGACCGAGCCGGTGACCTGGACCGCCATGCCGTCCTCGCAGTAGGCCGGGAGGTTGGAGAAGTCCTGCACCGACTGCTGGATCGCCTTCATGGCGTTGCCGTTGTAGCCGTCCTCGACCGAGATCGAGAACGCGGTGCCGTTGTCCCTCTTGAGGTAGATGGTCCCCTTGGTGACCTTCACGGTCCATCCGTTGGCGGCCGTGATGCCGTTGGCGACGAGGTTCGTGTCGCTGGCCTTCCAGGTCCAGTCGCCGTTCGGCTTGTCGTTGACCGTCGTGGCCAGCGCCACGGTCTCGCCAGTGGCAAGCCGCCGTGCGATGTAGTTGGTGTCGACAGCCGGCGACTGAGCCGCGCTGGTGCCATCGGGGGTCCGATACCAAGCCACGACGAAGCCGTTGAGCAGGACCTTGTAGTCCTTGCCGTAGTTGCCGGCCATGACGTGAATGATGGCCTCGCTGGGGGACGGCTGCTCGATGACCGAGGCGTCCAGCCCGACCGTCTTGGTGGTGTTCGTGATGAACGTGTAGTCGCCCACCGTAACGGCCCTGTAGGGTGGCCGCTGGGGGTCCCCGGAGTAGCCGAGGTAGCCGAAGCCCGAAGGCGTGTTGACCACCTTCTCGTTTCCATCCAGGTCGTAGACCAGGATGCCCTGCTTCGAGAGCATGACCTCGTAACGCTCGGCGGCGTCTCGGTTGATCATATGGGTGTGGACGGCGCGGCCGAGGTTGGACCGAAGGATGGCCCTGCGCTGGGTCGGCGGGCGCTTCCTGAGGCCGTCCACGACGGTGGAGTAAGCGTTGACCTGAAGGTCGCCCTGGGAGGCCAGACGGAGGGCCATGGCCTGCTGCGAGACGCCGTTGGCGAGGTTCGGGATTGAACCACTCACCTTGGCCATTACGAGCGGCCCCGGAGGTTCGTCATGAACTGGCTGTCCGTGAGCATGTTCGGGTCACGGCTCTCGATCTCCTCATCCATCATCGCGGCCCGAGCGATCAGCTCGTCCTGAAGGGTGTAGGAGTGAGTGTTGGGGTCCCCGAAGTAGCGGTCTTGGTACTTCCTGGCGGCCTTGATGGTGATGTAGAGGCGCGCCGTGGAGGGCAGCTCCTCGAAGTCCAGGCCGTAGGTGATGTCGACGAAGACCGGGCCGTCGAACAGGTAGGTCTTGTCGGTCTTGTTGTAGAGCCGAGGTCCCCGCTGGACGCCGTTGATGGCGGCGCTCTCCCCCGTGGTGTCGATCTTGAGGGTGTTGCGGGGGAGCCTGATGTAGCCCTCTTGGTCGGGGGCGATGGACAGGTTCTCGTCGGTGTTGAAGTTCCAGCCCTGCGTCTGGACCTCCACGGAGGTTGCGCGGAGCGTGTTCTTTGCGAGCGAGGCGTCGATGATGACGTTGTCCTCAAGCGTGGAGATCGGGCTGTCAGCGCCCGTCGCGAGGATTTCGTTGATCGCCTCAAGCTCAGTCAGGGGTGCAAGGCCATTGGCCATTGGTCCTCCGGGGAGCGTGAAACAGAAAAAAACCGAGGCCCCCTAAGGAGCCCCGGTTCAGTGGTGGGTGCGGTGGATTAGGCCGTCTTCAGCTCAATCGCGCATTCGGGACGGAGCTGGCCGTGGCCGACAGCGTACTTGGCGACGATCAGGGTGCCCTGACGCGAGACCATGTATTCGCTCTCCAGCGCCACATCGAGCAGCTTGACCGTACCGGCCGCGCCCTTGTGGAAGATGACGCCAGCGGTCTTCGAGAAGTCGCCCTGGTACTTGGCCGGACCCGTGGAGATGGTCTGGCCGTTCGGCAGGTTCAGCGACTTGAACACCGGAATGTCAGCGATCTTGACGACCGAGCCTTCGGCGTAGGAGCCGCGACCGTCCCAGTCCTTGTTGATCACGTTCTTGTTCTGGGCAAGGGCGTAATACTGGACCGGCTTCAGCGCACCCCAGCGGTCGCCCGCAGGAATGTACTTGTCATCGAACACGGCGGCGGCGTCGAAGAACGCAGCGGCCATTGCATCGCTGTCCGTCAGGAAGTTGGCGTTGGTGAGCGAGCCGCCACCCGGCAGACCGTCCACGACGGCCGAGCCACGGGAGGCCAGGATGATGGTGCGAGCGACGTTGCGGTCGTAGGCCTGAGCCAGCTCTTCACCGAGCTGCTTGGTCATCTCCGAGCGGGTCTCGAAGTGGTTCATCGCCTCGAAGATGTTGGCGGTGAAGTAGTCCGTCAGGAGCAGATCGTCGATGGTGATGACGCGCTCGTTGAACTTGGCGACGGTACCGAGGACCTGATCGCCGGGGGTGTGGTAGCGGGCACCCGAGGTGCGGCCCGTGACCGGGAAGGAAGCGGACTTGCCTTCGCTGATCGAACGGGTCATGTGCTTGTCCGCGTATTCAACCGTGCGGCTGAAAGCGGTGAGGATTTCTCCGGTCGCGACCTTGACGAAGTTGGCGGTAACGTCGCCGGCTCCGTTGGCCTGACCGAGATTGGATACGATGCCAGGATTGGCCATATGTGTATTCCCGTGGTTGTTCTGAGGTTTGCGCGGACCTCGGAGCAGCACTGGAAGATGCGTTGGGATTGTCCGGCTTCCGGCCCCTCAGGGCACGGTCGGCGGGTCTCCAAGTTGTCTTCTGTGAGACTTCCTTGGTTCCATGATCACCGCCTAAAGAGGGGTGTGATCTGCTCGGAACATCGGGACGGGAAAGGTGGTGCCGGTGGTCCATGCCGGCGAGCCCAGCCGTGTCATTAAGCGCCAGGACCAGGGACGCCGCATCACGGTGGGGAGTTCAGTGGGCGAGACTGTCGTAGAAGGCGATCAGGCGCTTGCCGCAATCGGTCTTCTGGGTCTCGGATCGTTTCAGCTCAGCGATCTTCAGGATCACCTGAGCCTTCGTCATGGGTCCCTGCTTGGGGGCCGGCACGACGGTCTCGAAGCACACCCGCAGATCGGCGGGCAGCTCGGGGTAGGAAGGCGCGACGAGCTTACTGCCAGAGGTCGCGCAGCCGCTCAGTGTCAGCACCAGTAAGGCACTGGCTATCGCGGTCTTGAAGCGTGTCCACATAGTCGTTCAGTTCGTCGATCTTGGTTGTGAGGGCGGCCTGTCGTTTGGCCGCTTCGGCGGCGAGGATGGCGTCCTGTAGACGCGCCGCGCGCTCTGCCTGGATGACACCCTTGGCGGTCGACAGCTCAGACTGGACGGCTGCCAGTTCCGCGGAATGCCGAGCATCCAGCCGCCCCTTGCCGTAGATCACTCCGACCACGGCGATGATGGCCAGGAGGCCAGCGAGATAGGCGTATATGCGAGGGATCACTGGACCCCTTCGAGGCATAGCTTGCGTTCAGCGGCGCGTCGGTTGATGAGCCCCTGGACAACACGCCCACCGGCCTTGTTGAACGCCGGGAGGCGATTACAGGCACCCTTGATGTCCCCGGCGTTGATCCTTGCGGCCACCGAGGATTTGCAGAAGGTCGGCTCGCCAAGGTTATAGGCGAGTGACAGGAAGGCCACGTAGCTCTTGTCCGGGATGGACGCGGGAGCCTTGAGGCACTTGTTGATGTTGGTCGAGAACTCCTGGAGCCTCTTGCCGAACATCTCCTTGCACTCGGAGACGGTGTAGGTGTCCCCCAGCTTGACGCCTCGGGTTTCCCCGAAGCAGACCGTTGGGACGTCGCCCTTGATCGGGATATACGCCTTGGTGCGCAATCCCTCCCAGGACCCTACGAAGGTGACGGCCAGAGCGAGTGCCCCAGCCGCCAGCGTCTTCTTGTAACCCATTATCGGATGTTGTCCGACCGTCCCAGCTTGGCCGCGACCTTCGCGCGGAAGGCGTGATCCTTCTGATATTCCGGCTTGCCCATGTCGGCCTGGACCTCAGCCCAGCTCGTGTAGGCATCGACGGAGTTGCCGGGAGGCTTGCCGCCGATCAGCTTCGGTTCCTTGCCGTTCGCGGCCTCATACTTGGCCTTGAGGGCACCCATGGCGGTGACCGCAGCTTCCACGTCGGCTCCTTCCATGGTGGCGTTGAAGGTGTCGATCTCGGCGCTCGTCAGACCGGTCTTGGCCCACACGAACATCGTGTCCATGGCTTCCTTGCCACCGGCAGCGGCCGTGATCTTCTGGGTAGCCGCCTCAGCGAGGGCCTGCTGGCCAGCGATGAAGGCGTCCACCGTTGCACGGTCGTGGCCGATCTTCTCGGCAAGGGCGTAGTCCTCGTCGGACAGCTTGCCGTTGGCGGCGAAGTTCTCGTTCAGCTTGGCGACGACGTCGGATGCCTTGGGAGCATCGCCCTGTTCGTCAGCCTTCTTGTCCTCGGGCTTCTGCTCGTCGCCCTCGGTCTTCTTCTCTTCCGGCTTCTCCTGGGTGCCGAGCTTGGCCTCCAGTTCCTTGTAAGCCTTCGCGAGGTCTTCCGGGGACTTGAACTTCTCGTCCAGCCACTCCGGTCGGGCCGGCGCGTCCTCAGCCTTCGGGGCCTTCTTGGCGGCCTCTTCGGCGGCGATCTGCGCCTGGGCCTCGGCCTCGTTGGTCGGGGCAGTCTTGGCAGCTTCGGCCAGAGCCGCAGCAGCTTCCTCGGGGGACGGCTGCTGGGCCTGGACCTGGATGGTCTCTACCGACATCAATTGGCCGTGTAGACGTTGCCGCTCAGGAGCTTGACCGACTTCTCGTCAGCCTTCGCTCGGGTCTTCTTCGGCTCCGGCTTGGGAGCCTCGGGGGTGACCTCAGGGGCCACTTCCGGTTTCGTTTCGTCAGCCATTCTGTTCTCCTGTGGCTTGCTGCTGTTGGGCCTGAAGCTTCATCTGGTCCCTCCCGGCACCGCCGAGCTGGCTGATTGCCTGGGGACCGAGCTTCTCGATCATTGCCTGTTGCTGGGCCTGCTGATCGGCCTGGGCGATCTCTTCGTCCGTCCTGACCAGCCCACCAGCGTCGATGCCAAGGGCAGCCGAGCGGCGCTTGTAGTATTCGCCGGGGTTGATGTAGCGGGACGTGACCTGAGGTCCGAAGATCTGATTACCTCCAGCCACGAGGGCGTCGAGGTTGGCCAGATCATTGCCCCGGCCTAGTGCGTCGAGGCCCGTCACGATTGCCGTGGAGGTGATCTCCTTAGGCAGCGGGGGGACCTTGCGGAGGAACTCCATGCGCGCCTCGAAGAGACGGGCGACAGGCATCTGGAACTCTTCAGCCAGCAGCGAGTAGACGCCGCCGAGGCCCTGGTCGAGTTCCGCAGCCATATACCTGATCTCCTCGGCCGTCACTCGTTCGCCCTTCCGCTGGATGGCGGTGTTAAGGAGGAACGCGAAGGACAACCTTTCGGAGACCTGTTGGATGAACCTTTCGGCCACAGCGAAGTCGGCTTGCTTCTCCAGACGGAGAGGCTGGATGGCGTTGATGTCGCCCTGGACGAACCCACCGTTCTCGGCCTTGGCCAGCTTGACGACTGACACGGTCGAGTTGGGGGATACGATCCAGACAACCTTGGCACCCTGAACGGTCCCGTCACGGAGAGCTTCGGTCAGCACGTCGAGGGAGTTGAGGTCCCCGATGTATTCGTCCACGAAGCCTCGGCCGTAGCTCTCGCCCTCCACGTAGGAGAAGCGCAGCGGCAGCCAGGGGAGTTTCTCAGCCGGATAACTGCCGGAATACTCCCCGTCGATGAGGGTGTCCTCGATCTCCTGGGTGACGATGTATTGGTTCGAGGCGTCGTCGAGGGTGATCTTGGTGTAGACGTCGACGGTGGCCTTGGGGTCCGGTGCGCCGGCCTTCTCGGCTGACCCGATCTTTGACTTGATGTCCTCGCTCAGGGCGGCTCGGGCGACCTCTTCCTTGATCACGATGTCCAGCACGTTGCCGGACGGATCGCGGTTGACCACGTAGGAGGTCAGGCGGAAGCCACGGGGCTTGCCCTTCTTCGGGATGAAGATGAGATAGTTGCCGGCAACGACCAGTTGGCGACATGCCTCGAAGGCGATGGGCCGGAACATGGAGGCGTTCATCACGGAGATGACTGCGCGCTCACGGGCGCTCAGGGCCTTCTCGACTTCACCACGCTTGTCGGTGGCTTGGGTCAAAGCCTGGAGTGCCAGGTCGTCGACCTCGTATTTGAAGAACGGTGCGTTGATGGGGAACAGGCTGATGCTCAGCTTGGAAGCGAGATGCCTGACGCCACGAGCGCCCAATCCTTGGTTCGGCTCCTCGAACGTTGTCGATCCCGTGGTGCCTTCTTTGGGCACGAGATACGGGACGGTCAGCTCAGCAGCCCGACGAGCGCGCTTGAGGTAAGCGTCTCGTTCGGTGACTAGCTGATCGTAGAGGGCCTTTGCGGTAACTTGATCAACCTGATCGGCCACAGGTTACCGGGGGATGTTGATGCCAGAGGCCCCAGATCGGGCCAGGGGGATGGTCAGCGCCTTGCGGCCACGACGGGCTGCGGCGGCACTCTCGCCTTCCGCGTTGGCGGTGCGAGCGGTCTCGTTCAGGACCGGAGCCATGGGCTTGTCGATAGCCGGGGGAGGAGCAGGCGCGACAGCGTCGGCCTTCTCGATCTTGGGCTTACTGCCGATGCACATTGCTGAGGAGGTCTTCTTCCTGTTCTGAAAGGATGGCCGCGAGGTGAAGGATCACCTGCTGTTGTCCGATCAAAGCCCCAAGCTCACGGTCGGAAATGGAAATCGATGGGAGAGCGTCTCGGTAGACCTGTTGGAGATACCGGACCAACTCTCGGGAAACTGGAGGAGGACTGAGAATGCCCTCCGTAGTGCTATTGGGCAACCTATTCGTCACCCCAAGCGATCCAGTTCACGTTGAGCGAAGTAGATGATCTTCTTCAGGTCGTAGGCGCGGGAGGTTCCCTCCTTGGAGCCGAGGCGATAGCAGGCTTTGAAGATGTTCCCGATGCTGAACCCCATGTTCTTGTGTTCGATCAGGTCCATCAGCTCCGTCGCCCCTTCCGGGATGAGGTAGTAGGACGAGGAGCCCCCGTCCGATTTCACTGGCGTTGCCAATCCAACTCCTCGCGTGTCTCCTTGATGATCTTCTGGCACTGGATGGTCGGATATCGCTTCATGCGGTCCTCGACTTCAGCGAGGGCCTCGGCGTCGGTCGTGGCCTGTAGCTTGGTACGGCCGAAGCCGGTTATGACGTAGTATCGGGTGTCCACAGAATGACCTTCTTGTTGGCGTGGTCGTAGTCGTCGTTGTGGAGGATGCGCGCGAGGCGGGCCTGGAGGAGCGCGTCTTCGGCGGTCAGGCCGGCTTTCTCGTAGGTGGCCACGACGGCAGCCCACAGGTCACCGTTCGGGGCCCCGTCGAGGATCGCTTCGGCCTTCTTCGGGCCAATGCCTGGGCACCCTGGATAACCGTCCGTAACGTCGCCCGTGAGGGTCTGGACGAAGCGGCGATAGGTCGCCTCCTCGGGCGTGACCTCGACGATCTCTCCGTTGCGGTAGAGCTTGCCGGGGATGGTCAGCATGTCCTTGTCGGCGGACACGATGATCTTCTCGCCCTTGATGATCCGGGGGTTGGTCGCGAGGATGCCCATGACATCGTCGGCCTCGATACCCGGCTTCATCTTCGCGCCGTGCTCTTCGATCAGCCAGCGTTTGACCTCATTGGTCCCCACCGGCTTGCGGGATCGGCCAGCCTTGTAGGGCGGGTATATTTCATGGCGGAAGGTCAGGCCCTTGGACAGGGTGATGACCGAGGCGTCGGCATCCAGGTCCCGCTCGATGCGGCGTATGGTGGCCAGGATGGTGGCTTTGACTTCCCCGACGTCGCAGGTGAGCGTCCACTCATCCTCACCCCAATCGATTTCTTTTTCCAGGGCCGCCCCGGTCGATACGACCAGGATGTCCCCGTCAATGAGTAATGTTCTCACCATCTCTCCGAATTGATGTTATTGCTTCCACCGCGTACTCCGGCGTGGCCAAGAGCCACTCGGTGGCTCCTACCCGCAGGTCAGCGATGAGTTTGTGGACAGCCGCTTCAGCGGCGATGCTGTCGGGGAACTCCTCGACATGATGAAAGGAGTACCTCCGCAGCGGGTCCCCGACGTTGTAGTCTTGAAGACGCTTGAGAGGATCGGTAGACCGGCCCACCTTGACGTACCCAGGGAACAGCGGATGTGTCAGGACGTAGACGCACTCTCGGCGTCCCTTTCGCGCCCTATAAGCCCTTGCTTCCGCGTTCACACATTGGAAGCATCGAGCCTTGACCCGTGGGGCGGCGCGGTCCCGGCTGATCGGGAACTCAGACAGGCTCTTTGTCTCACCGCACTTGCGGCACACCCTAGAAGAAGTTGAGGTGGCCACAGTGGACGCAGCGGTCGACGTAGACTTTGGCGATGGCGTTCGGCGTGT